ACCTAAACTAGTAATACTAGTATGTTTCATTTCACTAAGAAGATATTGAAGTTCAGGAGTGTTAAATTCAATAAAAGGCAAAATAACTTTATTAAAACTCATTACAGTTCTAATTGTTTTCTTACCTTTCCATTGAAATGGTTTAAGACCACTAAATTCACTATAAAATTTCTCAAATAATCTATCAGCAATATTACTTCTAGAACTATTTAAAACATCTACTTCATAAGAGTTTGTAATTTGATATCTGAGTTTTATTTCATCAGAATAAAGTCTAAACATTTCACAGACAATAAATACATCATTTGTATTATAATGCATTGTAGGAGGTATCCATTCATCTATAATATACCTATCCCATTTGTCTATAATTCTATTTAATTCTTCATCTGTAAAACCTCTAAATCTAGGATTTTTGAGATATATATCTCTATCCTTATCTCCTATTGGAGGAAGTTCATGTTCTAGAAGTTCATACCATTGTAGGTTAATAGATGTTTGTTTAAGACTCTTACCATAATAAACTTTTTCTCCATTATCTTTAGTCATTGTACCTACTTTATTTAATGCAAATATCCTCATAATATCTACATCTTTATAAGGAAGTCCAAATTGTCTTAAAGATTTAAGAATATAATCATTTTTGGCAAGTTCTTTATTATCTTGTAATTCTATGATTTTCTTTGATAGTTCATAAAGTTTAGTAATAAGTTCTCTTGTAGTATTTGTTGTACCAAAATAAGCAAGTAAACCTGCAACCATTAACTTATCATAACTCATACTATTATAACCATACATATGAGTTTGAATATTTCGTTGAACATCTTGTAAATTATTAATATAACCAACCATTTGTAACAATTGCTTATCGTCTGTATCAGTTATATAAAACTTTTTAATATCAACTTGTTCAAGTTTTTCTTTTATTTCTTTTACAGAATAAACTTGAGTTAATGGTACAGGTTTACGCTTACCTTTTTTATCTATTACACAAGCTTCTTTAAAAACTCTAGAATAATCATTAATATCTACAATAACAATACTAAAGAAATTAGGTAAAATTTCTACATCATATGCTTTAAGTTGTATCATAATGACCTTTTTAATAATTCTCTAAAATATTGTATTGTTTTACTTCCATATTTAATACTATATAAATCATTAAATTTATATAATTTAAAAGGAATATTAAGAGTATTGTAAAGATCTGATGGAATATCTACTCCAAAAAATATTACAATTTTAGGCTGAATTTTTTGTATTTCATATAAAAGATATGGTTTACAATAATCATCATAATTATTTACTGGAGAACCAGCAGGACATTTAGGATGATAAGTGATATATTGAGAATTAATATCTATTATTTCTTCACAAATGAGATTAAGATAATTTTCAATATCTTTGCTCCATATCGCATTTGTAGGTAGAACAAACATTACTTCTGCAAAATACATACCTTTTCCATACTTAATAACAGCATCTTCTTTAGTATATAATCTTGCAGGACAATTTCTACAAAATGGAGCATCTTTTATTTTAAGACTTGTAGTAATTCTTTTATTATCCATAACCTAATATTAAATTTTTACTTGCTCTAGAACAAGCAACATATAATCTTCTCAATAAATCATCAGTATTCGGATAAACATTTCCATTCTTATCATAAATCATATCATTTAAATCAACAAATACAGTACTATAAGTAGAACCTTGACTTTTATGTGCAGTAATTGCAAATCCATAGTCAATATCTCTTTGATAAGTAAGAATGTTTTGTTTAAATATATTTGTTGCTAAAAGATATTTCTTTTTGAAATCAAAATATTCATTCCATTTCTTAGCTCTAGTGCCACCACTAGCATTTCTTGCAGATTTTAATAAATCTGTAACAACTTTATCATACATTTGAATAGTAAAAGCATCTGTATGATCTATAATAAACAAAGGTCTTATAATCTTTCCTCCATGAATCATTTGGAATTTAACCATAAAACCTTTAAAACCATATTTACTATCTTTATAATTAACAATATCATTAACTATATATTCTTCACTATTATTAATCATAACTGCATTGAATTCATCAACAATAGTTTGATATGACATTATCAAATCATTAATAGTAATTATAGCTTTTTCAGAATCTTTAATTATACTATTTCTAATATAATTATTCCAATAATTTACTCTATTATTAGTATAAGCGATAATTCGATACAAGTCTATATTTTTAGTATATTCCTCATCTGTAAAACTTATATCAACATAATCTTTAAAATTACTTGGACTTACAATACTAAATCCTTCTTCTGCTTCATTATAATTCATTGTTCCAATATTCTTTGAAACATATTCTATAAACCTATAAGTTTTATGGTCTATATCATATCTTAATAAATCAAGAAGATGTTTAATAGGATTAGTTAATTCTTGTCTTACAATTTGTTTTAATTCATATGTTTTTCCACAAGTTTTAAAAGCAATACTTTGTTTTTCGTTTACAGGAGGAAGCTGACTAGCGTCCTTATTTCTTTTATCTTTCAATAAAAGGCTGACTATATCTTAATTATTTATTTTAATTCTATCCTTATATAAAAGTTTTTCTTCTTTACTTAATTTAAAAAAGTTTTTAAATTTAAATCCTTTATGTGATTTTTTAACTCCAGAACAAACTTGTTGTATATTCTTTATATTAAATCCGCATTGTCTAGCTTGTTCTTTATTACGAATAATAGATACATACATAGGTAACCAATTTATACTTATAGGACAAGCTAAATATATAGCTGAATTAGTTTTTCCAGGTACATATTCATATGATTTATTTTCATCATAATCATTTTTAAATATCCATTGATAATTTTTATGAATATGTCTTTTTCCATAACAACAAGCAGAAATAGGTCCAGCATCAAATCTACCTTTTTCTTCTGCTTCTCTTGCAGAAGCCCATTCTTTTACAATATCTCCAAAAATATCAATTTGTAATATAGGTTTAGATAAATTATTTAATTCATATTTATTTCCATAATTTCCATTATTTTCGCCACTTAATTGCTTTCCATAAAAATAATTATCTTCACCTAATTGAGCATTTTGTCCTCCATCATTTTCATTTGTTAGAATTCCAGTATTATTATCTAATCTTCCATATTTAAGTATCAATTCTTTTTCTATTTCAATACTGGTTTCCATATCAATATCTATTTTATAAATTTCTACTTTAATTTTAGAAACATCTTTAACTTTGTTATTCCAAGATTCATTTCTTAATTTTCTAGTAAAAACAAATGCTCTGCTTAAATTACCTTGACCTACATAAAAAGGTTCTTTTTCTTCTTCATAATAATGAAGATATACACATATACGATTTAAATCATTTGTAGTATAACCTAAACTTTTAGGTGTAACTTTACCACTTTTATTTATGCTTTTAGCACTTTTAAAATTAAATTTCATATTACACATAACTTTAATAAATTAAATTAAACATTATGCGAATATAAGGATATAATTGTAAATAAACAACTTTCTCCGTTTCGGATTTTTAATAAAATCCTACTCCCTTACGGGATAGTCGATGAACATATCTGTTATCATATATTTTATTATGATGAGCAGACTTCGTTGCTGATTGTCCATTGTCTATTAATTCTTAGATTGAGTTTTCACAACTAAATCATAAATCATCTATTTCTTTTTTTCTACTTTCGTAACCTTTGCCATTTAGATTTTCATCTTCTGTTTTGGTAGAAACAGCTTTAGGAGTTTCCAGCAGTTAGGAGAATTTTACATCGGCAACGCATTTACCGATATAAAGAATTTTAATTTCATGTTTCTTACATTGTTGATTAATATAAGTAATTAATTTAGCAGGAATCATAGAAGCTTCATCAACTATAAGAAGTTTAATACCTTCAAGTTTAGGTCTAGCCTTAGGATTAAACTGTGGTCTATCTGGGTCAAAATCTTCAAGAGCTAAGTCTAATCTAAGACCAAATGTAGATTGAATAGTATCAACTTTTTTATAATTAATAGCTTGACTAAATACTCTACAAGCCTTATGGGTGCTAGAAGTACATTTAATAACCGACGGCACATATCTACAATGTTCAATGATATAATTGGTAATAAAAGTTTTACCTGTACCACCAGCACCAATAAGTCCTGCAATATAATTATTTGTATCAAATTCTTTATCGCAAAATTCTAATATTCCATCTATTGCTTTTACTTGGTCATCAGTAAATTGTATTGTTGGTTCTATTTTCTTATTTGCAATATCTAATTTGTTATACATTTTTCTATTTCTTCATAATTATCTCTAAAAAACTGTTTATTATTATGAACAGTATTTCTTACAAAATATTGATATTCTTCAGGAACATCTTTTGCTTCTAATATTTTACCAATATTAAATCTTTCTGTTCCTAAAATTTTATAAACATTTCCTTTTACAATAGAACCTACACCAAATGGTAAATATTGTTTATTATTTACTAATTTTTTACTTAAAGAAATAACATTTAGTATTCTATTATTTTGTAAAGTTCTAGCATAATAAACATTTTTACCTTTTAATTCATAAGATTCTATTGTTAGAAGATATTCTTTATCTTTTGTAACAATATAATAAGAACCATCAAGTTTAATACCAATAACTCCTATTATATTCTTGGCAACTATTTCCCTACGGGGGGAACTATTCGTACTTTTAACTCTAGGTTTACCAAACTTACTAAAGTTAAACTTGTAGTTAGCCATATTACATAGACATTATATTTTCTACCATTGCTTTAAGATTAAGTTTACCTTTCTTTCCATTAGATTTAGGTGCATCATAATCTTCATTATATTTCTTTTTAGTTTTCTTTGGAGCACTAGTTGTAAAAGATGTAATCATATACCTATATCCGTGTACTTTACAAAGATAACTAATTTTATTCCAACTTTTCTTACCAACATCACCATTATCTTTAGAAACTTCAATAAGATTGCCATGAATTCTACAATCTTTTTTATTATTAAGACTTCTAAGACATAGTTGTTCGTTATACTTTCCCATATTAATTGTGTGTTAAATTAGTTAATAAATATTTTATTGCTCTATTTAAAGCGTCATTGTAATTAAACATATTAGTTTCTTCTATATCATCAGATATTTCAACAGAATTATCTCCATATTCGATAATATAGTAAAAAACTTTTAAAGTATTAACTTTTTGAAAATATACATTTATATGAAGATTTGTTTCTTTTTCAAAAAACTCTTTAATATTACTTTGATATTTTGCAAAAAGATTATTAAAATTATCATAATCTTTAATTGCAACAGGAGTAAGAAATCTTCTAAATAAGTCTATATTTTCATTAGTGTATTTTATCTGAATCATTGTTATTTCTAAGGTTCAACAAAAGATTAGTTGAGTATTGTTGTTTTTCTGCAAGTTTATCTATAATACTATTAAGTTCAATAACTTCATCGTTATAAAACTTTTGTAATGTTTCATTAAGAGCCATTACTTCATGAGCAGCACTAGGCATAATACCATGAGCTTGAAGAATTATAGATAGTTCATGTTCTTTCTTTGTTAAAAGTCTTACATATTCAGCATATATAACTTCATATATTTTCTCCATATTCTATATACTATTTTATATATTTGTTAGCTGTTTTTAGCTAAAATTCAATTCAAATCATAAACTAATAGTTAAGTTCATAACATATCATTAAAATTCAATTTAAGCTATTAAATGCTATTTAAAGACAAATTCTATTGAAAATGCCCAACAAATAAAAATAAAGACTATTGCAAAACTATGTTTTTTAGTATGATAACCTATTGCAATAGTAGGAAGAGTAATCATTCCTTCTTCTTTATCAAAATCAGTTTCTATTTTCATAATTATTTATAGTGTTATAGTAATAACAAAACATAAAAAACCCAATATCAATACAGGTAAAATGTCTATTTTTATCAAGAGTAGTAGTAGGAATAAAAACTATACATATTTCTTTATTCTCAATATCTATCATTGTATTAACTTCTACTTTCATATTCAGGAAGAGTTATTTTAAATTGAGTATCATTAGCTGTTTTAGATATAGTACCATACCAGCCATATTCTTTAAGTTTCTCTATTAAGTCAAGTTCTTCTTGAGTAACTTTAGAGCCTCTTTTAGATTGTTTAGTTTTCCCCGTAGAGGAAACAATCGTTTTCTGTTCTAATACATGAACTTTATAGCAATGTTCTTTTATGTATTCTTGAGTATATTCTTTACTAGTAACTTCATCTACAAATTTAATTCCTCTTCCTCTAGTTGCTAATACAATAGCATTTATATCTAAAGATTCATTATCTTTTAAAGAATTACCAAAAATATGAACTTTATCACCAGATTTAATTTCTATATCTTTAATGTCTTTCATTATATTCTTCTATATTAATTTGACTAAAATCATATTTATCGCATATTTGATTTTCTTTTAAATAAGTACAAATATGATAAAGATGTTTATTAGCACCAAATGGACATATATCACAATCACTACAACCTTCTTGTACTTCTAATATAAATTGTTTCATTTTAATATTTCATATTATTAAGATAATTTAATGCTTCTTTTTTAGTTTTATAAACATATTCTGATGGATAAGTTCCATATGCACATCCTGTTTTTTCATCACCTAATTCATATACTTCACTTATCTTTTTAGTATAGTTATTTAGTCTGACTGTAATACGGATTTCTTCAATAACAGCTTTAATAATATTACAACAGCCATCTAATATCCAAACTTTATCACCAATTTTATGTTTAATTTTTATAGTTTTCATATTAAATATAATCCTCAGCTATTTTAATCAAAGGTTCAAAATTAGTAAGAAATTCTTCTGCTACTTCTTTTTTAGTAAAAGAAAGAAAATAAGAACTATAATAACTATTTATTATTATAAGATGTTCCCTTACTTTACCAATAGAATATTTATCAGTTTGTTTAGTAAAATCAGGAATATCTCCTTGTCTATAACAATCTCTTAATTGTTCAAGTTGACTTAAAGCAAGATGAGCTTCTGCTGATTTTTCAGATGGACATGTATTTTTATCTTGAATATGATGTCTATCTGATATTTTATTATATGATTCAATAGTAGAAAATATACCTATATATGTTTCATGTTTTTGTTTAGGATAATTATTACAATATTCTTGCCAAGATTCAGGTAATTTAATTTCAGTTAATTCTTCTTCAGAATATGCTTGAAGAGCAATTTTTCTTAATTCTCCGCCTTCATTATACCATTCTTTAGCTTTATGAATAGTAATTAATATATTTCTTTTTTCTTCCATTTCTTTATATAATCTTAATGATGATGAATTACACCAATAATTTCCATTATTTGTTTTTATATAATAACCAGAAATATCTTCAAGAATTAATTTTTCTATAACACCTATACGATCATTATTAGTTATTACTTTATCTCCAACTTTAAAAGGAAATTTTTCTTCAAATTCTTTTAGAGTATATTTTTTACAATGTTCATTTACATAACTATCATTATGACATTCAATTCTATTATCATTATGATTTATATAATAATAATAATTGCTTTTTCCAGTTAAACAAGCTTTATTTTTACCACCTAAATTTTCAAAAATTTGAATTATTTCTTTTCCTCTAATTGAATGTCCTAGTATTGCTATATTAGTTTTCATAATTATTTTATTTTTTGAGTATATTTTTCATTTTCATATACTTTTTTATACTTATAATTTGGATGAATATCTATAATAGTTTCTTGCATAACAGTCAATTTACTATTAATTCCAAGATATAATTTAATAATGTTTTTATTTATTTGCCATACTGATATGATTAATAGTAATAACATTATTATAATCATTAATAATAAAAAGAATATAATTTCCATACTAGTATAATTTAGGTAAAAGAATATAATAATATCCTCCATATTTAGCCATAGTTCCTATACTAATATTAACATTATGTAAATCATGATAAGTAATCCAATTATCATCTAATTTATGAGCAATCATAATAGGATAATCTTGTGAATCTAATTCATAAACTTCATCACAATTATCTTGTGTTATGTCTATCCATTCCATTCATTTAATGCTAGTTTCCTCTTCCATATAAGTCCTCCAATCATTTCGTCAGTCCAATTATATTGTCCACCATCTTCTTTTATTTTATAAAAACGTTTATGGACTGATTTTATTGTTACAACTTCGCCGTAATATTTTGTCATAGAAATAACAAACATATGGGCACCTTCGTTTCTAAACCAATCAATAGTCTTGATTCGTACTTTATCTCCTACTTTGTATTTCATAATTATTCAATTTGCATTATATTAGCTTCATTATCTAACATAAATTCTTTTATTCTTTTGTATAATTTATTAGCATTTTTATCTTCAATGGTAATACTAAAACTATTATTCATATGAAAAATAATTTTGTTATCAATTAGACTAATATTATTAACATTAATTACATTAATTAATAAATGTCTATTTACAAATTCTATAACTTTATTCATAATATTATAATTTTCTATAATCAATAATATATTTATTTTCTATAATTGTACAATTATCTTCACAAAGAGTCCAAATAATTTCACCATCATCATTACAAGCAGGCCATGCTCTTTTATAATTAGCATGATTATTATTTGGTAATTTATATTCTATTAGATAAGTTTTATAATATTCAATTTTCTTCATAATATTATGTTTTTAAGATTAGATAAAATAAAAATAGTTACCCATGCTATTTCTAACATGAGTAACTATCCAAATAACAATAACACTAATAATCAATTTAATACACAAATGGATTGGCTGAGATAATAGGATTCGAACCTATACTAAAAGAACCAAAATCTCTTGTGCTGCCATTACACCATATCTCAATAAAAAGATAATACAGATAATTAGTTAAACCTATTGTAGAAAGTTTGTATGAAATAAAACAAAGAACAATATAATATGGATGTGCGTGAAAAGAAACATCGTTATCACAACGATTAATAGAGAAATTATCTGTATTATCTTTTAGAGGGCTAGATGGGACTTGAACCCATGACCTATTGATTAACAGTCAATTGCTCTGACCAACTGAGCTACTAACCCATTAATGATATTCTATAACAATTTATTCAACACGCTAATAATTATTATTAAATTTAATTTAAACATAACTACTATTATGTTATAGAATATCATATTAGTGACCACATTGGGATTCGAACCCAAGACCCTTACATTAAAAGTGTAATGCTCTACCTGCTGAGCTATGTGGTCAAACTACTTCTTCAACATCATCACGACCATGAAGAAGTAATGACAATAAATAAACATATTATGAAAAAATATCATCAGTAATAACACCATGATGATAATTAGTACTCCCAACGAGAATCGAACTCGTGTTTTAAGAATGAAAATCTTATGTACTAACCACTATACGATGGGAGCATATAATAATATAAATACTATTAGAATATTAACCTACAGAAAGTATAACTGCATTAATCGTATTAATACTCATTATTAATTACTATCCGTACCACGGCTTTTACTTTTTATAATATCATAATGTTGAGTAAATAATAGAGGTCTCAATCATTACCATTAATAATTTTAATAGTATTTATATTATTTCTTTTATTTTTAGATATAATGGATTTAGAATCTATTATAATAACAACTCCCTTGATAAAATGATAAAAAACAAGATTGTTATTAATTTCAATAATTTAATATATATTAACTAGTACAATATTATATCAAATTATATCAAGATATGCGTAAGGTGCAAGATAAAAGGAATTAACTAGTATTAATACAGTGATTGTCTGTATCCATATCCTATATTTCTATTTACCATTCATCAATGTCCTTAAAAACATTTTTATTTTCTTCTAAATCTCTCATAATATTATATATTTAAATATTAATAAAATTCATTTCAAGAGCCGCTACAATAACGGCTCCGTTACCCCTTTCTACACATGGTAGATGGGCTGAAATAATAATTATAACTCAAGACGCTTAGCGACTATCATTATAACTATTTACATAATTAATAAGTAAAGCCTTGGGAGGGACATTATTACAATTATGCTTTGTACCAAGAACGGGACTCGAACCCGTAAGGACAATTCTGTCCACAGGATTTTAAGTCCTGCGTGTAGACCAATTCCACCATCTTGGCAAGTTAAAATAATACAACCAAGAACCATAATCGGAAAGAAGATTGTATTATATAAACATATTGACCTATTTATATTTTTTATTTCTTTCGGTTTATAAATTATTAAAACCATAAATTTAGTAACTGTATCTATCGTTGTATGAAAGTTACCATCATACTTAACTAGATTAACGGATTTAACATTTAGTCAATATCATATTAAATCAGGTTAATCATCGTATTCTTTAAAGTGTCGCCGAAGCTATTACTGAAACACTATAATCTATAAGATAAAAACCTTATTATTTGTTAATTGTTACATATAGATTATCTTACTTCTGATGAATAATTTGTTTTACAACAAATCCATGTTCATCAAATATCTGTTGAACTCTAGCATATCTACCTTTTCTATAAGATTTGGTAACTCTGCCTTTATCAATCTTCTTAGGCATATATGATGCTCTAATTAAATCTTTCAGTGTCATAATAGATTATTTAATATTGCATTCTCTAATATATCTTCTTAACTCTTCAGCATTCATATCATCAATAGATTTTCTCTTTTTAAGAGAATCTCTAAAGTCTTTTATTGAATTAAATGCTTCTCTATAAACATTATCCCATTGTTCATATACAGCATTACAATTTTCAATAAATTCTTTAAGTTCTTCTGGATGTCTAATTTTATTATCTTGAATTAAATTATAGATAGTACAAACATCTTCAGATAGACATCGTATTGCTATCGTCCAATTTACATCTTCTACATTAGCATTAGCAATACTTCTTACTCTTCTATAAGCAAGTTCTTCTATTGAAGTATTTTTATTTTATCTATATCAGAATCACTTGGAATTCTAATAATAACAGGTGTTGGTTTGTTCAAATCGAACAATCGTCTAAAAAATTCTTCGTCAAACATAATTAGATTTGTGTTTATTCCCCCGTAGAGGAGTTGCTACTTATATCCAAACTTTTTCTTTGCATCATCATTTGAATCATCAACTACTTCAGGTTCCCAACCTATTTCATCAATATCATTATCAAACAATTCAGCATTTATTTGTGTATCAAATTCATCATTCATAATAATATGAGTTTAAAAGTAAGACTTATCTCATAGGGTGTGATATAGAAAGAAAGCAAGAACCGATTTAACTTATTGTCGTATAACAAGATAAGTCTTACTTATTGATTATTACTCTACGGGCGAAACTTCATTATTATCACGAAGTTCATCTGAAATATTACTTACTTTTTCGTAATCGTAATTAGAATTCTCTATTTCACAATAATTATTAATTGTTTTAAGAGCATGGTCAGCAAATGCAGGAAAAGCTGCTACAAGACAATTAATAAATAATTGATTATTATAAAGATATTCTGTCTTAAGACCATTCACAATAACTGCAAATTTACTAAAGTAAAAATTCACATAGAATTTATCTTCTTTAGTAATAGTCCCTTCTTTGATAAGAGCATTTTTAAGTCCTAATGCTGTAAATCTTCTTATTTCACTATTGTTTTTAAGAAGAAGAACAAGATTCTTAATATGTTCAGGAATATTGTCTATATTCTTTTTATAATTAGGCTTTTTAGGTGTTTTATTAGTATTCATTTGACTATTAGTTTAATTTTTCATTTGACAAATATAAGAATAGTTTTATAAAAAACAAATATATGATAATTATTTTTATTCTCATATTGTCAAACAATTACTATAATATAATAGTAAATCTTAGATAGAACTCTTAACAGTATATATAATAAACTTCATACAATTAAAATGATATAAATATTGGTAGTAACTAACATAATAATACATTAATTACTACCAATTTCATATTACATCATAAGAATGTTAGAAGCAAGAGTCATAGCCATCTTCTCACCTGTCTTACCAAGTGTAATATTAATTACATCATTAGCAACCATATCATGGTCATAAATAGGCCATTCTTTATTAGTCTGAGTACTAAATGGATTTACTACTGGATTACCCTTAGCAACTTGACGCTGAAGAATATCAATAGTAGCACCATTGAAGATGAGAGTCAGAGCCTTTGGCTTATCTACGATATGATTAGCAAGCCAAGAGAAATCTTCATTCTCTTTAAGAACAGCTGCAAGAGCATAGGTTGAAGTATAGATGATATTTGTCAGTCCATACTCATAACCTGTTGTATTTCCATGTGCATCAACGATTGGCACATATCCAGGAACTTTCCTATCGAGAGTAATACTTACTCTGATATAGTTTTTATCTTCATAGTCTGGGTCATAATTAACATTCTTAATCTTAAGTTTGTTAATTCTTGTAGCACCATCAGCAATAAGATTGCGAATGATGTCACGAACTGATGATTCAGTTGTTTCGTTAACTTCTGGAGATTCTACTGTCTCCTTAGGAAGTACTTCATTTTCTGTAGCCATAGCTTAATTAAATTTAATTTGTTATAGAATAATTATTCTTTTACCTCTTTTAGAAGTAATTATTGCATAGGTTGGTCTAATACCAAATCTATTATATGTTTTATTACGCTCATAAGATGTTTTATTAGTTGTATAACAAACATCATTTAAATAAGCATAATAATATTCTTTTGTATCACCTGATTTAGAAGTATAAACTTCTTTATCAAATGTTACATTAGAATTAACAATAGTAGTATCATTTTGAGCTTTACAAATAATTGTAAAACACAGCATAAATATAAACAATATCTTTTTCATATCTAAGAGAATGTAAGAATATGTAATAATTGTATATTTCAAACTAAATAAGTCCTCATATTGACACAAATTAGCAAGTTTTGGATGTGCTGACTGCGTGAAGTGAAATATGGGAATAGTGAGCTAATAATAGCTAATTTACAATCAATATGAGGACTGAGTTAGTTAGACATTTTCTATTGTAGTCGGATTGTTTCTTTCAAGCCATTCTTCAATAGTACAATGACCATTACTCTTATGTTTATATATTCCTTCATATGGAGTATTTTCAGCTTTATGCCAATTCCAAGTATTATCATATCTACCTGTTTCAGCATATCTTTTAGCTAATTCTTCATTCTCGAAATATTTTTTATCTTCATCATCATAGATATAATTAACTCTATTGTTAAGATAATCTACTGATGTAAGAGTATTAACTCTATAAGACCAATCAAGTTTCTGAACTGGAAGTTCATCTACTTTGATTTCACATCCGAAAACAATATCAAGAAATCTCAATACTTTGTCATCTGCTGAATCAAGAGCTGCAATAACAGCATCTTTAAATTGATTACCATTTGTGGTATCAATCAACTTTGCGTAAATCTTTTTGTTCATAATGTTATTTGTTATTAATGTTTTTATTATTATTTCTATCTGTATTTATAGAGGCTTTAGACTCTTAATCATTAATATGATTAGCTACATTAAAATAATATATAACATTAATAAAACTGCTAAAATCAATACTATCATATAGTTTCATCCGGAATATGTTAATTGTTACTATTATATGATATTAATCTATAATATTGATTATAAAAGATATTGATTTTAGCAGTATTAAGTTTATAAACTCATATCATTACTGAATATAATTATTTATTCATAGTATGTTCATCATCATATATCTTATTTAACGATAATGTGTACTAAAACATTTAACTCAAATAATATAATCATATTTTAGCAGTAATAATATGAGTAAGAAGAGGAATAAGATGAGGAAGAAGTGGAGAAGGTGATTGAGGAGTATCAGTTCCACTCACTTAATCACCTTCATCTTCACATCTTTAACCTATAATATGATTCAGATAATCATCTAATTGATTACATTTATCTTTTATTATATCACAAGTACTTCTCATTTCATCTAGATAAGCAATAGCTTTATCTCTATTTGCTCTATCATCATGGTATTGAACTTGTTCCCATGCCTTTTCCAAGTCTTTAATCAACTGTTCCATAATATATTATTTTTTGGTTACTAATCGCTTTATGAATACTATCATAAGTGTTTCTATGTATTCAAACTCCTCTGAGCAGAACCATAGATAACACTTACAATAGTAAATCAGTCTGTAACTATATCATAACAGATATGATAATCATTACTATCGTTATTTCACAACAACAACAAATTGATATTCATGTTAGACGATTGTCTGTGTATATGAATTATTAGCGTTACCAGAACGGTTTAGAACAACATGAATACCAATAAGACTGATATTAACCTCGAACATTTACTTAAATACACACTAAACTGTGTACTCAATATCTAAAATGTCTAGTTTGAGGTCAAGCTCTAAAATGTCTAGTTTGAGGTGAGAAATAAAAAGCTCCCCCAGCTCCTGTTGGAACTGAGAGAGCAGCAAGTGTCTGACATTAGAAGCCGAACATAGCAAGGTCATCTTCGATAGACTTAGGCTGAAGTTTAGCTTCAACAGCATCAGCAAAAGTAGCTGAAGCAATGCTGTAAGTATAGCCATCATATCGAGCTACAGTACCATCTTCGAACTGTTCGCCAGCAGAATGTTTCTTAGGCTCTACATCCCATGTTGCACCTGTTGTGATAAGACGAACAAAAGCTGACATCATAGCAGGAGCTTTGTCTGCTTTAGCAAACTTAATCTGATTATATACATCAGCAAGCTCAGGACGAGCTTCAAGAAGCTGAGCAATAACAGCACGGAAATGAATAGCAATTTCATGAACTGCAACTTCAGAAGCTGATTTGCTAACAGCATCGTAATGAATAGCTGGAAGTTCCTCAGCAAAAGCAAGCTTAAGATTACCAAATGAATCTACATAAGCCTTAGAAATAGTAATAGTTGCCATAGCAATACTATTATGAGCAAGGACTGCCTTTTCAGCCCCAATTAGGATAACAATATGACGATTACTTGCTCAAGGCAATTCGCCATTAGTAAGAACACAGCTTTCGCTGTCAATATCTAAAATGTTTTGTTTGAGGTGTGGATTGGTGTTGTTTGTATCAGTTGTTGAAACAATGTTCTAATCAGTATCAATAAGTAATACATCTTGTCAATGAGTATCAGTAAGTAAATATTATATTTTACTTTCATTTGTATTAGTCAGAAAATTTCCATTTTCTATACATTCATGACGGGGGTATTCAAGTCTATCTTCAACACCGGGGGTATTATAGAGAAGAGCTCCCCGAATACACTTTTGGAAATCAAATATAAACCAATATTCTTCACATCATTTTAAATCTCACAATACATTATCATCTTTACTTCATACAACTTAATTTTTAAGATTTCATATAATACACTTTTTAGAATCAAAATTATTATTATCTTTACTTATTATAAGTTAATGACTAGTATCACATATAATATCTTTCGTAATTTCTATAACAAAACTCATAACAATATTATATTCAACATCAGTCAAATAACTATCAATAACTCCTCATGCATTTGTCATATCATAATTACTAATATAAGCTATTGCAAGATTACATCTAAAACTACTTTTATAATCTATCGTAAGACTAATATTAGTATTATAAAGATAATTACAGTCAGGAGCAAGTCTAATATTATATGTAAAAGTACAATGATAAATCCCCCGTAGAGGAATATGAACATCTAATTCAGCATCTGTTACAATATTACTATCAAGAGCACATTTATAATCACAAGCAATATCTATCATAAAATTACATTCAAAAGCAGTCGTAGTTTGCCTGCCGCCGAAGGCGGAATATTAAAAGAAAAAAGATACCGATTTTTCTTGCTTTTTATTTTCTTTTTTCTTTTTTATTTCTTTTTCTTTTATGCACCTTTTCTTTTTCTTTCTTTTTTCGTTTTTCTTTTCTTTTTCATTCTTAAATTTAACATGAGCATGACTGACTATAATATGCAGTCTGGTGGCTGAGAAAATATATTTGCATAATTGACAAATTTTGTCTATGTTTGTGATTGTATTAAAGATAGTTATAGTATGTGTAATAATAATAAAAAGACTCTTAATCAGAGTGATATTCTTTATGTAAATAGACTTACAAATGTTGTTTATCAAGACGGTGAAATTCTTGAAACTAATGTTCATAAAAGTAAGAAAGCTACACATATTGAAACTATTTTTGATATATTTGCTAGAATACTAACTAGATGTGGAGAAGAAAGAAAGATTCTTTGGCATATTATATTTGATAAAGAAGAATATAATAAAATCAAATTAGCAGATATGCTGGAAAAACTTTATGACAAAAGTAGTAGAACTTATCTTCGTAGTATTAATGAAATGATTAAACGAAGAATTATTATTCAATCTAAACATAAAGTATTAAAAGTTCCTATTGAATATGATTTATCACTTCTAGATTTAGATAATGTTAAAAGTATTATTATTCATATTAATTAAGTTATGTATAATTTAAAGAAAGGTGAGGGTAAAGATTTTGAAAAACCCGTATATGATAAAAACAAACCCAATAAAAACAAATAAGTTATGTTAAAATTAAGAAACGAAAAAAGAAATTATGAGATTAATCTTCCTACTAATTTTAAAGAGATTAATTTCGATGCTTTAGTTGATGTTGTAAAGAATGTTAAGATTTCTGAACATTATGCTATGATTGCTCTTTGTCAATCATTTAATCCTTTTAATCTTGCTCTTCTTGGTACTAAGCAGGGAAAAGATATTAATGTTGCAGTTAGTGCGAACTTTATTAAATCTAATGACCCGAATAATAAAGTACCTGCTAAGGCTGGAGATAAGATTGTTATTTCTAGAACTGACTTAGAACTTTCTACTCATATCTCTATAAAGTTTGGTCTTTCAACTTCTAGTATTGGTGCAACTATTGAGGAAAATCCAAGTGTAGCTACAATGCTTCGTAATGGTCCTGTTGATGATAATGGTAATCCAGTTAAGGAAGTAATTGCTGTTGAGTTCAAACTTGTTCCTCTGACAGCAATTAAGGCTGTTATTGATAATGATATTACTACAACAGATATTTATCGTAGTACTATAAAAGGTAGCTAGTCTAATAGGGCATATTCCTCTACGGGGGAATTAATATAGAACAGGAATGGCTGAAACGGCAGATTGGAATAAACGATTTGATAATATCCGATTAGCTGATATTGAATATGTTGAAAAGAAACAAGATGATATATTAGATGAATTGGATTTTGAAAATGATGTTGAAAGACTTTTATGTAAAGATATTATTACTAATCTAGAATCTGGTGCTGCTGAAGAAATTAATAATAATAAATGTGTCCAATTACCATTTATAGGTAGCATTAGAAAGAATCCTCTTAAACAAGTTTTAGAAGATAATCGAAGCAATTTTAGAGAAATAGCTAGAACTCATACTAAAGAAGAAGCTAAAGTTAAGTTTGCTGCTGTTTTTAAGAAAAAACAAGATGAGTTAAGAGAAGAAGATTATTATAAAGCTAAACTTAAAGAGATTCGTAATAAGTATAAAACTAGATATGAACAATATTTTACTCATATTGGTCCTGCTTATGCTCAAATGTTTCTTGTTTCAAGACTTAAATATAGTATGGTAGAATTTGATAAAGAATTAGAAAATAAACTACAAGAATTATATAATGGCTAAAACATTAAACATTGATAGCTTATTAGTGTTAGACGATACTGGGATGCCTCAAGCTCCCGGTATTCGTCAACTAATGGATAAAGATATTGCTCTTTTATGGTCTAGAGATACTAGTAAAGAAAAAAGAAAATATATTAAAGAATGTGGAGTAATATATTATTTAGGTGATCCTAAGAGTCCTGCTAGACAACAAGGTCTAAGTGATAAAGAAGCTCTTGATATGGCAATAGAACAATTTGATTTGCCAAAAGATTATTTACCAGATTCTCTTGTTAAAAAACTTATTGATAAATATTATGCTGAAAATATAACTGAAGCAGGATTAGTTATTGAAACTCTTAATAAATCTATACATTTGATTACTTTAGCAGCTAATAAAATAAATGATTTATTAAATAAGAAATTAACTCAGAATATTACAGATGATGATATTACTTTTACTTTAAATCTTATAGATACTGTTGCTAAAAAAACTTCAGAAATACCAACTCTTGTTAAATCACTTACTTTAGCTTATGAAAATCTTAGAACTGAAGAAGAAACTAAGCTTGCTCGTGGTGGACAAGAAATATATTCTAGTATGAACGCTGATGAAAATTAAGATATGAAAAGTTATAATATAGATAATTTCTATATAGAAATTTATGTTCAAGAAAAGAAAATAGTAGATATTCTTGGAGGAGCTCCTGTTGAATATCATCCAACAAGTATTATAATATATTATAAATTTTTAGGGAAAAAAATTAAAATATATGAAATAAATAAAACTCGTTATCATTTTATTGATGATTATGAATTTAATAGAGTAAAATTATATAGTTTACTTCCTTTATATATTGACGATATTAATACTTATAAACACAATATTATAATTGAATGGAATGAAGTTAGAACTATACATTCTAAGATATATTATAAAATTACTATAATTAATGGTTTTTTAAATAAAATTAAAAGAAAATTTAGTTTTACTAAAAAAGATAAACTTAGTAACTATGATTTCGGATATTAATAAAGTACTAACTGACGAAGATATAATTAAAGCAGCAACTTCTATTTTTGGAGAAGAAAAGTATTCTGAAGTAAAACATGAAACTCCTTTTGGAGAAATTACTATTAACATTAATAAAGAATACACAGATGTTACAACTTAGAGATACAAGATATAACGATGTTCGATTAATCTTCCATGAAGAGGAACATAAATATAACGATACTCTTGGAAATAAATATATTAGTACAACTACTATTCTTCATAACTATCAACCTAAATTTGATAAGTCTTATTGGCTTAGAAAGAAATCTAAAGAATTAGGTATTAGTCAAAAAGAACTTGCTAAACAATGGCAGACTATTACTGATGAAGCTTGTGTTAGAGGTACTAATACACATAATGGTCTTGAAGATGGTATTAAAGGTTCAAGTAAATTTAAGAAAGCTGTTGAACATCTTAAAAGACCAGATGGTCAAATGATTACAGTTGCAGATTTACCTAATATTGATTTGAATATTCAACCTTTGAATGTTAATGATTTTATTGAACTTACTGAAAACAAATATCCTGATATTTATAAAGTATTTAATTATTATACAAACAGAGGTTATAAGATATATTCTGAAATAGGTGCTTTTCTTATTGATTATTTAATATCTGGAACTATAGATGTTCTTCTTATTCGTGATGACCAATTTGTAATAGGTGATTGGAAAACTAATCGTGGAGGACTTAAATTTGAAAGTGGATATTATAAAAAAGATAAAACAAGTAAACCTGCACAGCAGACAAATATATGGATTCCTAAAGCGGAAGGGCTTTTGCCTCCTCTTATTCATTTACCTAATTGTAACGGCAGTATTTACAATCTTCAACTTTCTGTGTACGCTTTTATGGTTGAAATGATATTAGGAATACCAAATGCAGGTCTATGGTTATTTCATATAGATAGTGATTTTGAACTTAATGAATATGGTATGCCTAAAAGGTTTCCTGATGGTCTGTATCACATTAAAGATAATCCTATTGAAAAAACAACTTTTCATCCAATGAAATATCTTCGTAATGAAGTTATTACAATTATGAATGATAGAAAGAAAGAAGTTGAAGCTGAATTAATAAGAACTCAAACATTATTTTAATATGAAAGATATTATTGTAGCTATTACTATAACAATATTATTTTTTATAGGTATATTTTTAATGGGATATTCTAATAGTAAAAATCATATACCTATTGAAATACAATATGATACTGTTGTATTTCATGTACCTGATTCTTCTTTAATGGAAGTTAATGATAGTTTATGGATTGTAATAGATTCTCTTAATCTTAAGATTGAACAAACTGAAGAAGAACTTTCTGTAGCTGAATTTAAACTTGAAAGAATTAAAGAATATAATAGAATTGCTGCAAATGGTAATAATATTACATTCCTTAGAGGTTGGATTAATAGAGTATTAGATGAATAACTATGGAAATTAAAGTAAATAATAAAAAATTTATTGTTACTGATATGATTATAGTAGGTACTGATACGAATAAATATAATGTATTTGATGAAACTTATAATCATGTATGTACAATAGATGCTAAAAATGATATTGAGTTTGCAAGCAAATTTAATGATTATTTGATTGAAGTTAATTATGAATTGGAATAATGCTTATATTGAAATGAAAGATAATGGTGCTTTTGTTAGAAGAGCATCTTGGGGAAGTAAATATTGTATATGGCTTAAACCTGCTGTAAATATTAAACTTGATTGGTGTAGAGATCCTCAACTTAAAAAGATTATTGAAAAGTATGGTCATCAGTGTGATGAAACTAGAGTTATTAAAGCAAATGATTGTATTTGTTTATTTAATGGAATTAGTGTTGAAACAGGATTTCAATTAAGAAGAGAAGATAGAGTTGCAGAAGATTGGATGATTGTTAATATTTAATAATATGGCAAAATTTGATGAAGCAATAAAAAAGATATTAGAACATGAAGGTGGTTATGTCAATAATAAAAATGACAAAGGAGGAGAAACTTATATGGGTATTTCTCGTAAAGCTCATCCTAATTCTAAAATTTGGGCTATTATTGATGTAATAACTAAAAAATATAAAACAGTAAAAACAATTAATAAATATCTTAGAGCTAATGTAGAATTAACTAATCTTATTAAAGATATTTATAAGAAAGAATATTGGAATCCGCTTAGTCTTGATAAAGAGAAAAGTCAAAGACTTGCAAATCAAATATTCGATAATGCTGTTAATATGGGAGTAAGTAAAACTAAAAAAATGTTAGAGCGAGTTAGAAATGAAATGGCTTCCGTCTAAAGATAATATATTCTTATGGTTTATAATATTGGCACTAGTTGGAATATTGGTGTTAAATATCGGAACAAATAAGATTAATGAAAACTCCCCCGTAGAGGAAATACCCGATACTACTACTAATAGCGTTGTTATAGATAGTATTGAGTATAGAATACAATATAAAGATAGTGTAATAACTAATATAACATATGTTTATGAAGAAGAAATTCTTAAAGCTGAAAGTCTTGATGATAGTAGTGCTGTTGAGTTGTTTAAAGAGCTTTGCACAGGATGTTCCCTCTACGGGCAAGATAAATGATTCTACAACATATGTATCAATACCTATTGAATATATTAGATTAGCTAATCAGAAAATGATTGAAAGAAATTATTTAGAAGAAGTTAATCAATATAAAGATTCAATAATTACAGACTATAGAAATTATATAGTAGAGTATGAGCGAATACATCAAGATTATACAAAAAGAATTGAAGAATATAGTAGAATTAACAATAGCCTTAATAAACGCCTAGCTAAACAAAGGAAAGCAACATTAGTTTTTGGAACTGTTGCAGGTGTTTCTGTTGCGACTATTGTTTTAATCGCTTTGGTTAATTAAGATATGGAAAGTACAGGATATCCTTTTTTAGATTTTATAAATGAAGATAAATCTAGATATAAACATGCTAAAGATTGTGGTTATGTTGATGACGATGATCTCTTTCTTATTGGAGATTCAGGTGGATTTCTAATGAATATTAGACCTGGATATAGATTTATCAATACTCATTTGTTTCATGAAGTAGCTGATTTTTATAGAAAAGAAAAAGTATTTACTACATATAGAGTTGATTCTATTCCTCATAGACAATTTCGTAAAAGAGAACAATATAGAAGAACTCATGGATATTCTGCTCCTTGTCTATTATGTCCTGATGGAAGTATTCAAAATGTAAGAATTACTGGTGACCATTATAATTTTATTAATTATACAAGAATTGAGCAGCTTAATGAGAAATCTATTAGATTAGGAAATACAAATACTGCTACAAAAACATATGATTTTCCTAAATTCTTTGATGCTCAGTTTTGGATGTATCATGTTCTTGAATTTGCTAAAAATAATGGTTTTCATATTATAATAGATAAAACTCGTCGTGGTGGATTTTCTTATATGATGGCTTCAACATCTGCAAATGCAGTTAATGTTCAACCTCGTAAAGTTGTTATTAATGTTGCTGTTGATAAGAAATATCTTACAATGACAGGTGGTCTTACAGACTTTGCTATTAACGGACTAAAATTCTATGAAGAAAAAACTCCTTTTAAAAGAGGTATATTTAGTACTGTTAAAGAAAACTTTAAGTTAGGATATAAACTTCCTAATGGTGTAGAAGCTGATAATAGTTGGAGAAGTGCTCTTCTTTCAGTATCTGCTCAAAATAATCCAGATTGTGCTATCGGTAAAGATGCTGTTATAGTAAATGTAGAAGAGGTTTCTACAATGGATAATTTTGATGAGTTTATGCAAGTTACTGAACCAGCTATGCGAACAGGTGCTTATACAACTGGTATGTTAAGAGCTTGGGGAACTGCTACATCAGGTAATATGCAAGTGTTTGAAGAAAACTTTTATAATCCTAAAGCATATAACTTTATGCCATTTGAAAATGTATGGGATAAAGATGCTAGAAATGAAATATGTGGATTCTTTAAACCTTATTGTTGGGCATTACAAGGTGAGGTAAATGGAGTAAAAGGTGTTGATAAATTTGGTAATAGTAATATTCTTGTAGGTCTAGAAATATCTTCTAAAGAACGACTTAAAAAGAAAGAAAGTTCTAAGACTTATTCTGAATATATTAATTATCTTGGTCAATATGCTAATTATCCTTCTGAATCATTTAGTAGTGCTAGTGAAAATATATTTAGTTCAGAAGAACTTAGTGAATGGGAAAATAGACTTCGTGTAGATACTGAATTACATTTTCATGTAGATGGTATTCTTGAAGAAAATCAAATAGGTCAAGTAACATTCATATCGAATGCTCAAGCAATACTTCAAGGTAAAAAAGTTTATGACTATATTACAGGAGTTCCTAGAAAAGGTCATGAAGATCCTCATGGTTGTATTAGAAGATGGTTTGCACCAGAAACTATTGAAGTACCAAATCAGTATGGAGGATATAGACGAGAAGTTCCTGAAGGTTTATATAGTATAACATATGACCCTGTTGGTGTTGATAAAGAAAAAAATGAAATAACTAATAAACACTCTCATAATAGTATTAAAGTATGGATGAATCCTCATTATCTTAATAACTTTCAACAAAAACTTGTTGCTTGTTATTATGGAAGACCTGATACTTTGGAAGAAGCAGATAGAATTTGTTATCTTCTTGCTAAATACTATAATTGTGTTAGAACAACTAATGTCGAAGTAAACCGAGGTGAAACTGTAAGTAACTTTAAAAAATGGAAAGCATTAAAGTATCTTTCAAATGAACCTCTTTATGTTTGGGATCCTAGTTATAAAGGAAAAGTTAATACTACTTATGGATATAGTATAGGAAATAGTGATAAGAAGTTAAATGGACTTCGACTATTAAAAGAATTCTTATACGAAGAAATAGGTAAAGATGAAGCAGGTAATCCTGTTAGAAATTTTCATAGAATATTTGATTATCAAACTATTCTTGAATTAAAGAAATGGAATGACAAAGGTAATTATGATAGGGTATCTGAAATGATACTTAGAGGGATTGAATGGAAAGCTCGTTCTTTAGATGCAGAAGATGAACTTAGTTCTAGAAAGAAAATAACAGAGCGAAATGGAGATGATTACCGAGATGATATAATGAGTAGAGATTGGTTTTAATAAATATATAATATGCCTCATAGTTTTTTACAAAATACAGATTTTCCTAGTCAGAGAGTTTCTGATAGTGAAAAAGAAAAATACGAATGGTACAGTTCGTGTTGTGATTGGATTATTGCTCAAGGACAGGCATTTAAAGATAATAAAGATTGTGAATTAAAATATAATGTTCTTCATGGTAAAATGCCTGATGAATTTTATAAAAAGACACTTAATCCTTATAATTCTACAAATGAGAAATATACAAAGTTTCCTGCAACTCTTCGTAATTATGATTTAATGAAACCTGTAATTAGAAGATATGTTGGAGAATATTTATCTAATCCTCACGACTTTATTGTATCTGCTAATAATCCTGAAGTAGTTCTTGCTAAAAATGCTAGACTTAGAGAAGAACTTACTAATATTGTTCAGAAACAAATTGCAGCTAAAATTCAACAGATTTTTGCTGAATATATACAACAAGGTGGAGATCCTCAACAATTTAATCCTCAAGAGCAATTTGATGTTAATGCTTTTGTAAAAGAATTTAATGAGAATTTTATTGATGATATATCTGCACAAGGACAACAAATTCTTAGTGTTATTAAAGATATTACTGAAGATAATATTTTCTATGCAAGAGCTTATTTTGAATTTGTAACATTTGGTCAATGTTTTACATATTCAGAAGTTAGAGGAGAAAAACTTATTAAAAGAAATATTTCTTTTAGAGATGCTTTTCCTATTCCTAATGATAATATGTTTGTTGAAGACCATGATATGTTTTGTGAAAGAAGAAAACTTACATATCAGCAAATCATTGACGAATTTGATGAATATCTTAGTGAAAAGGATAGAGAATTTTTAGATACATATTATGCTAAGCATAGTGTACAAGATGCTCCTGCAGAATACACTTTTGATATTTATAGTTCATATTTTCCAGATGCTTGTGGTAAATTTAATAAACAAGATAGAGTATTATTTACTGCCTCACCTAATATGCAAAGAGATGTTAATTCAGATTTGTATGATGTTTGGCATGTAGTTTGGAGAGGAGAATCGAAAAGAAGTATTGTAACATATGTTAATGAAGCAGGCTTTGTTACTCAAAGAACTGAAATAGGAGATTATAAGTTAAATAGAGAAGCTGGAGATATTAGTATCGAACATGTTTATGTTCCTCAGGTATATGAATGTGTAAGAATTGGTACTAGAACAACAGCAATTTATCCTTATAAAGCTAGAGCTATTGCTTATGATAGAGAAGGTAAACTTCCTTATAATGGTATAATGGAACTTCTTCCAGGTTTTGGAACATTCAGTATTGTAGATATTATGACACCATATCAAACATTCTACAATATTGTTGCTTATCATAGAGAAATTGCTATTGCTAAAAACAAACTTTCAGTTCTTCTTATTGCTCGTTCTCTTCTTGGTAAAGTTCCAGAAGATACTATTTATAAAATGCTTGCAGATGGAGTACTTTATATTGATGATGAGAATGACCAGGGTATGCTTCGTGCTCAGCAAGTAAGAATGGTAAATACTTCATATGGAGATTATATTACTCAACTTTCAGGACTTCTTGAAGATATTAAATTTCAAGCTGAAATGCAAGTAGATATGACTCCTCAACGATATGGAGAGATTGCTAATAGTGCAGGAAAAGGTGTTACTGAAGAAGCTATTGTTCGTGGTAGTATGGGTTCTGTAATAGTTGAAATTATGATGGATGCTGTTAGAGAACGAGATTATGCACGAGATATGGATTATAGTAAACTTGCTTGGATTGATGGTCTTAATACATCTTTCCGTGATGAGGAAAATAATCTTAAATATATAAGTCTTAATGTTGATAATCATGTATATGCTGATTATGTGATTAAAGCAAAGAACTCATATAAAGAAAAAGAGAAACTTCAGCAACTTAAACAATTTGCATTTAATCTTAGTCAAAATGGTGATGCTATGATGGCCATTGCTGCAATTACTGGAGATAATGTTGCAAACATGAAAAAACTTATTGCTCAATTTGATGCAGCAAATAAAGCTCATGAACAGCAACTTAGAGAAATGGAAATGCAGAATGAGCAAATGAAGCAAGAGTTTGAAATTACTAAGATTCGTGTAAAAGGAGAAGAAGATAGAAAACTTGCTGAACTTGAAGGATATATCAAGAAAGAAATTGAACTTATTGAAGCTGATGCTAATATGATTAGTTATAATGCAGAAGTTGGTTCAGAAGCACAAACTGCTGGTATTGATAGACTTAATAAAGAAAGAGCAGAACTTGAAAGACAAAAAGTTAGAATTGATGCTTTAAAGTTTAGAACAGATATGATTGATAAAGCTGAAAATCGTAGACTTAAAGAAAAAGATATTGATACTAAACTTCAAATTGCTCGTATGAATAAAAATAGATATGATAGCAATAAAAAAGCAAATAAAAAATAAAATGGTAGAGCCTATTCCAATTAACGGAGTAGGCTTTATTTATGCTCAGAATTAGCTAATATTAGCTCTATAAATGAAAGAAAATGAGAAGATGATGAAGTGATTGAATGATGATGATTCTCCCTCTACGGGGGATTAATCACAATCTTAATAGGTAATATATCAGTTAGCAGTAATTATAATAGATGCTCGTTTAATAAATAACACTATTGATTTTGTATATAAAGTATTTGATATTAAAGAAATTTTACATATATTTGCACCAAATGTTAAACACAATTAAAAAGTTAAAGTTATGGCTATTGATTTTGGTGATAATGGTGTTACACCTCCTGTTGGAGAACCTACTAAAACACCTGAAGTTAATCCTCCAACACCTATTGACGGAGATGGAGTTCAATATGATGAAAATGGTAACCCCATAACACCTATTGATAATGATCCTACTCCTGCTGACCCTAATCCTAATCCTGAGGGAGAAGAAGAAAAAATAGAAGAGGGTACTCAATATCAAGTTGGAGAGGATGTTTATACAGCTGATGCTAATGGTAATCTTCTTGATAAAGACGGTAATATCTTTAAAGAAGCTAAAGATGTTAAAGAATGGTTAGAATCATTTGAACAAGAATCTAGTGGTGATGAGAATGAATTAACTATTGAAAACATTAAGAAAGCTCTCGATATTACAATTACTGATGAAGAAGGTAATGAGGTTGAATTTGAAAATACTCCTGAGGGAGTTAAAGCATATGTAGACCAAGTTATTGAAACTAGTCGTCAAGAGCATTACGAAACAGCAATTCAAACTCTTTTTAATAATTATCCTTTTGTTGAGGATATGATTAATTATTATAGAGCTAACGGAAACTCTCTTGAAGGTTATAATGAAGTTCCCGATAGGTCTAATATCACAATAGATGAAAATGATGAAGCACAACAAGAATATATAATTCGCACTGCTTGGAAGGAACAAGGTAGAAAAGGAAGTGTAGATGGTTATATTCAATATCTTAAATCTACTGGTAATTTATATGCTACGGCTCAAGAAGAACTTACTGCTCTACAGGAACATGATGCTGAGTATAAAGAATACTTAAAGCAAGAAGCAGAAAAAGCTGAACAAGCTAGAGTTGAGCAAGCTAAAGCATATTGGGGCAAAGTTCATGATATTATTAAATCTAGAACTATTGGTGGTTATAACATTCCTGAAAGTATCGTTGTAACTCGTAATGGTCAAAAAACAACTGCCACAGTAGATGATTTTTACAAGTATCTATATGAAGTAGATAAAGATGGAAAATCAAGATATATGCATGACCTTGAACAAGATAATCCAGAAGATGCTTTGCAGGATAATATATTGAGAGCTTATCTTAAGTTTACAGGCGGAGGTTATTCAAATCTTGTAGATATGGCTATTAATAGTAAAGAAGTTACTAAACTTGTATTAAAAGCTAAGAATAATAAGAAACCTTCTATTAGTGTAAGAAAACCTACTGCTATTAAGACTAATAAACAAACAGATTTAGGTTATAAGTAAAATTTAAACTCTTATTATTATGTATAAAATGAATGTTATTCGTCAGGGTAAGTATGACGATAGAGGATATTCAAATGAGGAATCTATTGCTTATCTTCAGTTACAACAGCCTGTCGAAATTAATGCTTTTCTTACATACAATTTTGGTATGGATGATGATAGGTTTCCACTATCATTTTTAACTGAGGGACAAGGTAGCAAAGGAACTGTTGATATTGATACAGTTCAGTGGACTTGGAAAACAATGGGTAGAATGAAGTACACTGATAAAGTTACTTATTGTGCTCTTGCAAGTACTGATAAGCCAGGTCTTGGTGGTGCTGAAATTGAGGTTCATTTTGCTACTCATTGGTTTATTGAACAGTATGGTCTTATTGCACCTGATGGACAGACTGCTGTTCGTGTTCAGAAAGACCTTGGTGAATCTCCTTATGGATATGGTTATATCTTGAGAATTACAAGTCCTAATCCAGAGGCTTTCATTAATCCTGATTGGCTTCAGCCTGGAATGTATTGGAGTATGTCTGCTCCAACAGTTTCTGAGTCTTACTCAAAGGGTAATCGTAGCAATGTTATGGGAACAGGTAAGATGACTTCTCAGCTTGAGTTCCATAGATATTCTAAGGAAATTGCTGGTAATCTTGCTAATGTTGTTACTCAGTATGAGTTTAAAGACGCTAATGGTGGAACTAATCGTCTTTGGATTAATGAAGAGATGCGTCAGTTTAACCTCAATATGCGTGTAATGAATGAGGAAAGACTTTGGCTTGCAGAGTATAATAGAAGTGTTGATGGACAGATTCTTCTTAAAGATAGAGATAATGGTAAGCCAATTCCTCATACATCAGGTATGTTAGAGATTTGTCGTGAGTCTAACTACGATACTTATGGAGAATATCTTACTCTTTCTAAGATTAATAGAACAGTAGGTGATGTTCTTAATAGAGATACTGATGATGGAAAGATGGAAATTGTCCTTATGGGCGGTAAGGGTTTCCTCCAGGATTTTGACGATGCTATGAAGATGGATGCTAAGGATAATGGATTCCTTACTCCACTTGGAGATAAGATGATTACTGGTGCAGGTGATGCTCTTGAGTATGGTGCTTATTTCCGTAGATATAAGACTGTTGAGGGTCATGTTATTACTGTAAAACATGCTTCATTCTTCGATAAGGGAACTATTGCTGAGGCTGCTAAACAGAATGGTATGGTTCATCCTCGTACAGGTCTTCCAATGACTTCTCATCAGGCTGCTTTCATTGACTTCTCAACATATGAGGGACAGAAGAATGTGAGAATGGTTCGTCAAAAGGGACAGATTTATAAAGCTAAGGTATATAAGGGTATGACTGATGTACCAGCTTCTTGGGGTGTTGGAGATACTAACTTTATTGCTACTGATGTTGATATGAGCCGCTATGAAGTTAAGAACTCTTTTGGACTTCAAGTTAATAATAGTTCTAAGATGTTCCTCTTAAAGTGTATGTTGTAATAATTAAATAAAAGAAAATATGAGTGATTCTGTTAAGGTAAACTTTGCTTCAAGTGGCAAATCTCAAGTAAAAGAAGATATATCTCAGCAAAACGATGAATCTGTTGTTCCAACAACAAAAGTTGAAATAGACCCAGATTTAGATAAAGAATATGTTGATAAACGAAGTGTAACTATTGCTTTAGTAAAAAATTATTCTTTATATCGTAAAGCTAATGATAAGGTGTTAAATGCTCGTAGAGATTATATTGGTTCTTCAATTAATTCTTCTATGACTTTGGCATCTAATAAAGTTGAGATTGAAACATATTTTCCTAATATTTTAGGTATTGCACCTAATCATCCTAACTTTATTACTAGAGTTAAGGAATATCTTAATAATATTCAGATTCCTGTTGATGAATTAGGAAAAACATTTGATACTACATTTATATATAATACAAAAGCTGAATATCTCGAAGTTCTTAGAAAAGAAAATGCTATCGAAGATGAGTTTAATGCAGTTAGCAAAAATAATCTTAGACTTCTTAAAGAAGCTCTTAAAATTAAGATTTATAAACTTAATCTTCTTGAATCTTCTAAATGTACTTTAGGTAGACCTGCTAATGTTACTGATTATCTTATGTATAGACATTGTCTTTTATACAATGATATTGCTAAAGATATTTCACTTATTAATAGTGAACCTAATATAAGATTCTACTTTAAAGATGATAAGAAAGAGAAAGATAAACTTAAGAAACTTCGTCTTGAAGCTAATAAAGCTAAACAAAACTTTGTTGCTTGTATTGGTGATAATACGATTTTCGATGCAGTTTATATTCAGTATTGTATTGTCAAAGGTAGACCTATTATTTCATCTCTTATGGAAGATGATCTTGTTAAGGAACAAAATCTTGATAAATTTAGTACAGAAGACCCAGTTAAGTTTAATAAAATCTTTAATGATAAAGATGTTAGACTCAAAGGTACTATTGAACAATTAGTTGCTAGAGGTGAATTAATTAGACTCCCTCATAATCAAAATATCACTACAAGTGATGGTAGATATTTGGGAGCAAATATAAACGAAGTTGTTGCTTGGTTTAAATCTTCTGAAAACACTGAACTAGTAAATGCTTATTATAATAAATTAAAGAATATTTAATATGGATATCAGAGAGATGCACCAATACTTTAGAGTATATGGACAGCAGGTTGGAATGGAACTAGTTAGAGCGATATTGCCAGAAGAGATAGATGTATTTCTAAATTCTGCTATTAACGAAACTGTTAGAACTATTGTTGCAACAAATGTTGCTCAAGGTGCAGAAGGTAAAATTATACAAAATGCAAATATTTCTCCTATAAATGCTCTTAGAGATTTATATATGAGAGTTGTTACATCTGTAAAGATTGATAATTCAAATAATAAATTTCAATTAGTTTTTGATAATACTGCAATGTATTATACAAGTTTTTCTGTAAATTATACAGGTAGTGAGAAATCATATAAAGCTAGACTTGTAGAACCTGATGAATTAGAAGATACTCTAAATGATTATTGCAATGGTGCATCTTATGATTATCCTATAATTCTTTATACTAATGGAAGTCCGTCTACATTAACAGTTTATTCTGGAGATAAAGTTCCTCATTCTGTGATATGTAACTTTATTAAAAATCCAGCTATTGTTTCTTATGATAACGAAGTAGATTGTGATTTACCTAAATATTTACATAATGAGATTGTTCAATTAGCTGTGCAAAAATATTTTAATGCAGTTGGTTCTACAACACATAATGTTGAATAATAAATATATAAAGATATGAGACAATTTATTCTTGCTTCAGATTTTACTGGTCTTGGCGAAGATGTTACTCTTGAATCTCTTGCTGCAGGTATTCTTACTCTTGCAGGAACAGCCAAGAAAGATGCAAATCTGGTTTTAAGGAGAAGTGAAGCTGATGGTGGCAATATTCTTTTCCCTATTTATCCAAAGGAGTTCACATATGTTAAAGCAACATATCAGGCAGGTGCTACTTTTACAGGTAAGTTCACTGTTCCAGCTATTACTCCTTATCTTGATTATACTGTAACTTTTGTTAAGAAAGGAAAGCAGTTTAATGAAAGAGCTAATTGGAGTGCTTGTATTCATGCTGGTGGTGCTGATACAGCTGAAACTGTTGCAGCTAAGATTGCTAAGTATGTAAATGATAACAAAGTTACTCTTGGTCTTGATGCTGTTGTTGCTGGTGCTGAAGTAACAGTTACTGCTGCTAAACTTGGCGAAGATTATACTGTAACATTTGGTGATGAAATGTACGGCACTGAACTTACAGCTGTTACTCAGGGTAAGCCTGCATTTATGGATGCTGCAATGATTAAAGACTTGTTTGAGAAGTCTGCGGCTGATAGAGGATTTGAATATACTTACGATGAGTTTGATATTTATCCTGGTTATGACTTTAATCCACTTAAGCAGGCAGATGCTGTTGATACAGGTTTTGATGTATATACTCTTCGTTTTACTGAACCTCGTGTAATGGGTACTCGTGAAGAGGCTGTATATCAGATTATTCAAGTAGCTTTCCCTAAGGGCAAAGGTGGTACATTTGCTGCTGCTCTTGAAGAATTTCTTGGAAAATAATAAACTATAAGTAATATAGGCGATGATTATTATATAACAATTAATATTGAATATATGATAATTGTCGCCTATTTTGTTTAATATGGAATTGCTACTTGAGTCATTAAAACTAGGTATAGCTCCTAGTATAGTTGTTGCAATATATTTAGTAATTAATAAAGCAATAGATAATAGAAAAGAAAGTAAACAAGCTAGATTAAGTGAAGATATTGTAAAAGGTTTTAACAAACTAAATAATTTTTTAGATTATATAACAAAAGATATAATTGCTAAAGAAGCAGATAGACGAGATTTAGCTATTAAAAATTCTTTTGATAGATTTGAAAATGAAATTATTAAATTTGCTATTTATACTATTGTAAACAATAATATTGAAATTAATAAAGAAAATATTTTAGATAATACTAGACATACTATTGTATCTGAATTTTATGCTCTTCAAAGTGCATTAGCTCTTTATAGTCCAGAAAATGTTAATTTATCTACATTTTTAAATAATAATTGGATTGAAGAATTAAATACAGATGTGATTAATATTATATATAAAGATAAAGTTAGTAAAGAGCAAAAGATATATACTTTATATAATAAACTTAATATTAGAATTAATGAATATAAAAGTATAATTCTTAAACATCATTTTGATACTACTAATAAATAACATAAATGATTACTAAATGCGAAACATTTATCAAAAAAGTTAATTTAGGGATACAGCCTACTACTAAAGATTATAAAAAATTAATGTTCTATTGTATGTTAGATGAAGATGAAGTAAAAGCTATTCCTGATAAATATAAAGATTTATATAAAAGTATATGTGAGAAAGTTGAAAAAGTTGGAGAAGATATTATAAGAGATTGTGAAGCTACATGTAAATGTAAAAATACTCCTATAATAAATTGTTGGGTAATGTTTCAATCTCTTCTTGCAGCATATAATCTTAAAATGAAAAAACAGGAAAAGATGTTTGTTAAATATATAACAGAACAACTAAAACTTGTATGATGTGGAGAAAATCATAGATATATTAATTGAGAACTTTGATATAGCATATATGTTGAGTATTAATATTCTTACATATATTTGTATTAAGGTTCTTGATTATTTTAATAAAGAAAAGAAAGTTAAACTTATAATTAAACGAATATGTTTAATTGTATGTACTATAATATGCTGTGTACTATATAAAATGTTCACAGATTGTGATGTTAGAGTTTTAATTAATTCAACTATTGCTGCACCAGTATTTTATAGTTGGGTTATGAAACCTATTTTAGTTAAATATAATTTTGGATATAAGAAAGATGATTAAACTAAGTGATATAATTAAATCGGGGGGGGTAATGCTAAAATTAACCGATTTATAAATAGATATGTTTTAAGTAAAAAAGAAAAGAAAGATATTATTAATGAAATAAAAGAAGGTGGTGGAAGTTCTTCTATTAGTGAAAATAAAAAGTATTTTAAAGCTAATCTTAATCTTATGGAAGTAGACCTTCCTGAAGATATAGAAATTGTATTATATCAAGTTCTTGGAAATATACCAATTCGTAAATTAGAAGTTGATACTGGCTTAGTATATGATTATGCTGCTTCTATAAATGCATTTTTGTATCATAGAGCTCATTATTATAATAATAGTGATATACCTTATTATATTATAGATTTTAATTCTAATGAATCTTTTGTTCTAGAAGGTAGTGTTTTTAGATATAATAATTATCCGCACATAGTACTTAAAAATAGTGCAATAGAAGCTGGTATTGAAATACATGAAGATATGCAAGAAATAATTAATACAATAGAAACATTGTTTAATCAAATATTTACTGAAATCACTAAAGAAGAATATCTAGAAATACATAATCAATGTATAGCCGGAACATGGGTTCCTGAATGGTAATAATAAAATAAAATTTAATATGTTAAAGTTAAAAGATATATTTAATATAGAC